CGTCAGCTCCTCCGTCAGCTCCTCCGTCAGCTCCTCCGTAATTACTATATTTTGTGCGCCAGGTGGCGAGCTGCAATACTATATATTGTGTTTTATGGTTAAACAAGCGGACGCCGGACGCCCGCACAAGGTCCAATCGTACCAGATCCGATTCGCGTGGTTTATGGACCGCCGACCGCTTCCAATCGATGAAGGAAAACGCACCCGCGGGGAAAAAGTGATATCACCTTCCGGAAGATTTACGGCCCGTGGTCCGCGGTTTTTTAAAACTGGAGTCTTTTATACGGCGCGCGGGTTTTGGTTACCGGTTACTCGTTTTTAGCGGGAATCCGCGGTTTTTTAAGATTTTTTAAGATTCGGCGGTCATAGGTCCAGCTAAACGAGGGCAAGATCCATGTTTCTCACAAATAATATATAGTATTTTCGTATTAGATACGTTAGTATAGGATAAAGCCCACAGGTACCCTACAGGTACCCTAAGGGTCCCCGGAGCGCGAATGGAAGCACAAGAAGTAACCGCAAAACGATTAAAGCTTGAATTAAGGCTAGAGCAGTTAAAAAAAATAGATTATTCAAAAAATAATTTTTTACATTTTGTAAAAGCTATGTGGCCTGAATTTATTGCAGGGGCCCATCATAAAATTATTTCTGACAAGCTTGAAGACATCGCAAGCGGTAAATTAAAAAGATTGATTGTTAATATGCCCCCGCGACACACGAAGTCTGAGTTTGCCAGCTATCTCTTTCCAGCGTGGATGATCGGCCGTAAGCCTAAAATGAAAATTATACAGGCGACACACACGACAGAACTTGCTGTTAGTTTTGGTCGTAAAGTAAAAAACCTTTTGGAACGTGACGAGTACAAGGAAATATTTCCTGACGCACATCTATCTGCTGACAGTAAGGCATCTGGTCGTTGGGATACAAAAGCCGGCGGGATGTACTACGCCGTGGGCGTTGGCTCAAACCTAGCGGGCCGTGGTGGAGATCTTATTGTTATCGATGACCCACACTCGGAGCAGACAGCCATGTCCAACTCCGGTTTTGAAGATGCTTGGGAATGGTATACTGGGGGACCCCGACAGAGACTACAGCCCGGAGGAGCAATAGTTCTTGTACAGACTAGATGGTCACAGAAAGATATGACGGGACAGTTGATAAAATCCATGGCCAAGGACCCCCTAGCTGATCAGTGGGAAGTTATAGAGCTGCCAGCCATCATGCCCAGCGGTGCTGCCTGCTGGCCGGAATATTGGTCCAAGCAGGATTTAGAATCTGTAAAAGCCTCTATACCGCCGTCCAAATGGAATGCACAGTACCAGCAAAACCCTACCGGTGAGGACAATGCGATTATTCCGCGTAGCTGGTGGAAACGATGGAAAAAGAAAAACGTACCTGATTTAAAATATGTTATACAGAGTTACGATACGGCGTTCACGAAACGCGAAACGTCAGACTATTCTGCCATAACAACCTGGGGTGTGTTTTCCCCTGAAGAAGGAGGACCGCCCGGATTAATACTACTGGACAGTAAGAAGGGGCGTTGGGACTTTCCAGAGCTAAAAGCAAAAGCTTTGGACGAATATGAGTATTGGGACCCCGACACTGTAATCGTGGAAGCCAAGGCAAGTGGTCTACCCTTGACCCACGAACTACGGAACACGGGCATCCCTGTTGTAAACTTTACGCCTTCTAAAGGTAATGACAAGGTATCGCGTGTGCACTCAGTATCGCCTCTGTTTGAAGCAGGGATGGTTTGGGCCCCCGAAGAGACGTTTGCAGATGAAATGATAGAAGAGGTTGCAGCTTTTCCAAATGGAGAGTATGATGACCTTGTGGATAGTATGACACAAGCCTTGATGAGGTATAGACAAGGCAACTTTGTAAACCTGCCATCGGACGATTGGGGAGAGGACGAATTGAAAGAGACAAGGATAAGAGCTTATTATGGATGACTTCATGGATCTTATTCAGTGGATTAATGGCGAACCGTTTGCCGTGGGACTCCACCGAAAAAAATTTTTAGTAGGTGGTTTTGAAAAACTTTCAGATCTTGAAAGAGAAGCTTTGCAATATGAAGCGGACTGGCATGACAAGTATAATGTTAAAGGCGACCAGTACGGCATGAACTTTCAGGACGGTGGTGTTGTGTCTTTACCCGCCGCACAAAAAATAAATAATTACTTTAATAAACTAAATAATGGGAGATAAAAATGAGTGACGAAGAACAAATGTTAAAAGCAGATGGGTTTGATCAAGCGGTTTTAGGCGTTGGCCGAAGGTGCGGGCAACCTGACCTGTTAGTGTACGATTATCACAAATGTTGCGAAATACTTGTGAAACGTGATAAGATGACGTATGAAGAAGCACAAGAGTTTATGGAATATAATGTCGTTGGCGCGTGGGTAGGGGATAAAACACCTGTCTTCGTCAATACCGACAAAGAAGAGATATTTGAACTTTATGATTTATCAGAGGTAAAATTAGATGGCCAAACCACCCATTAGTCTGATGGACAGAAATGTCCCAGCACAACTTGATCCCGAAGACCTAGAAGCAGAAATAGAACTAGAACTTCCGGGAAGCATGGAACCAAAAGAAGTTGGTGAAATAGAAGTTGAGATGGAAGACGATGGTGGAGCTGTCATAGATTTCGACCCGGTAGCCACGGCTGCCGAATCAGCACCACAGGATTTCTACAGTAATCTGGCAGAAAGCATGTCTAATCAGGAATTGAGCCGTTTAGCTGGTGAGCTGATGTCAGAATACGAAGCAAATAAAAGCAGCCGGCAGGAATGGGAAGATGCATTTGCAAACGGTTTAGAGCTTCTTGGTTTTAATTACAGTGAACGCTCAGAGCCTTTTAACGGAGCCACGGGCGTTACGCATCCTTTACTTGCAGAAGCTGCAGTACAGTTTCAGGCACAGGCATTTAATGAACTACTTCCAGCAGGCGGTCCGGTAAGAACAAGTATTGTTGGAGCAACCACCAGACAGACAGAAGACCAGTCGCAGCGTGTAAAAGATTTTATGAACTACTACATTACAAACGTAATGGAGGAATATACACCTGAGTTTGACCAGATGCTTTTCTATTTGCCGTTGGCAGGATCTACCTTCAAGAAGGTGTACTATGACGGGGCTCTCGACAGGGCTGTCAGTAAGTTTGTACCTGCAGAAAATCTTATTGTGCCTTACGAAGCAAACGATTTGGAAACCTGTCCCAATATAACACATGTTGTAAAAATAAATTTAAACGAATTACGCAAACAACAGGTATCCGGTTTCTATTTGGATATACCGGTGCTGCCGCAACAGGGTGGCAGCAGTTCTCTATCACAGGAAATAAACGAGTTGAGCGGTATGGAACCGTCACAGATAGATTATGACTGCACGTTGCTTGAGTGTCATGTTGATTTGGATCTTGATGGATACGAAGATGTAGGCAAAGATGGAGAGCCTACCGGTATCAAGATACCTTATATTGTAACAATCAGTCAGGATAACGGAGAGATACTGGCGATTCGTAGAAACTATGCAGAAGCAGATCCTCAAAAGAAAAAAATACAATATTTTGTACATTACAAATTTTTGCCGGGATTTGGGTTTTATGGTTTAGGTTTGATACATACAATTGGTGGTTTGTCACGGACCGCGACCGCCGCTCTAAGACAGTTGATTGATGCAGGCACGTTATCTAATCTACCAGCAGGTTTCAAGGCCCGTGGTTTACGGATCAGGGACGATGAGGATCCTATACAGCCCGGAGAGTTTAGAGACGTGGATGCACCTGGTGGTGCCATACGGGACTCGCTTATGCCGTTACCGTTCAAGGGACCTGACTCAACATTATTTCAACTATTAGGTTTTGTTGTCCAAGCAGGACAACGATTCGCAACAATTACAGATTTAAAAGTAGGAGATGGTAATCAACAGGCAGCCGTGGGTACAACCATAGCAATGATGGAACAGGGCTCACGGGTCATGTCTGCTGTACACAAACGCTTGCATTACGCAATGCGTATGGAATTTAAATTACTTTCTAAAGTTATGGCGGATAGCTTACCTCCGGAATACCCTTATGCAATAGAGGGAGCGGAGACAAGCGTTAAAGCACAGGATTTTGATGATCGTGTAGATATCATTCCCGTGTCCAATCCAAATGTCTTTAGTCAGGCACAACGTATCGCGCTTGCCCAGACACAGATGCAGTTAGCAGCACAAGCTCCTGAAATGCATAATATGTATGAGGTTTATCGTGATATGTATGAAGCGTTGGGAGTTAGAAGTATTGACAAATATCTCAAGCCGCCCGTTTCTCAGGAGCCTGTACCGAAAGACCCAGCACAGGAGAATATGGATGTATTGGATCAAGCCCCCCTTGTGGCCTTTCAAGGACAGAACCATCAAGCGCATATCATGGCCCATTTGGTTTTTGGCGGTTCGCCTACAGTTAGTGGAACGCCTCCGGTTGCCGTTGCATTACAAAAACACGTTATGGAACACGTTAAAATCCAAGCTCAAGAACGGGCTATGGCTGAAATTACTGAAAAAGGAGGAGCCCAAGCGCAAGCGGGGCCGTCCCAAGAAGAAATTCTGACAATGGAGTCTCTTACTGCTCAGTATGTAGCGGAAGGATTGCAGCAGGTTCAGCAACTTAGCCAGCAGTTAAGCGGTGCAGGAGCCCCTGACCCTGTTGTTGAGTTAAAACAGCAGGAGTTACAACTAAGAGCCCAGAAAGATCAGGCTGAAATGCAGAGAGATCAAGCTGATTTAGAGTTACGCAACAAACAAATTGACCAATCAGGCGCTATTTCACGCGAAAGGATACAAAGTCAGGAAAATATGACGGGTGATCGTATTGATGCCGCGAGAGAAAGAGAAATTATGAAACAACAAGTTAAACAAAGGAGTGGACAATGAGCAAAGTTCGTATCGTTACCGGAAAAGCTAAGGCAAAAATGATAAATGACGACCAAAGCTACAAGTTAAAACAGGTTTCCGTACCAAAAGGGCCCTTAAAAAAGAAAAAAGCCCTTGGAATGGGTGCAGCAAAGCGTGGCGGTGACTATTTAGGCGTGTAATGGCTAAAAAAACGCTACAAAAGGACAGTAAATACCTAAAACATGACCTTGATGGCGATGGAATCGTAACAGATGAAGAAATTGCACGCGAAGAACGCATTATTCGTTTAGAAAACAACGATAAAATGCAGGACCAACAACGCATGATATGCTGGGTATCATCTATTTCATCGATCATATTGATTGTTTTAGCCATGTCGCCCGTTATTCCGGACACAAGAGTAGAAACAATTACTGCTCTACTTTCTACCTATATTGTAGCAAATTTAGGTATAGTATCTGTATTTATGGGAGCTACAGCTTTTACGCGGTCAAGAGAAAATGGTAAATGACATGGGTTTTATTAGTGTTTTTATCTGGCACTGTACAAGAATCGGTTTATTTCAGTGATTTGGATTCGTGTCTTAGAATTGCATCAAAGCTTAGGTCACAAAACTATGACTTATCCCTCGCTGGAGATAGTAAAATTTGGGTCAAAGCTTACTGCGTTCCTAAATCTGTTCCTAATAACAATGAGAAAAAAGAGTGATAGAACAAACAGTTAGTGATGTAGAAAATTTTACTAAAACTATTAATGTTAGCGAAGGTGGTGGCAGTGATGTCGAAGCTGGCATACAGTTTATCTATCATATGCGCGAGCACTTGGTTGATATTGGGATTGCAACAGTATATGGTTTAGCTGTATATGCAATATTTTTATGGATTACTAAAACAATAAAGGGGTAATTATGGCTGTAAAAAAATTTAGAAAACCTAAATCTGGTGGCGGTAAAGCAACGCCAAAGAACAAAGCACTGTATTCAAGGGTAAAGTCAGAAGCAAAACGTAAATTTGATGTGTACCCTAGTGCGTATGCAAATGCATGGCTTGTTAAAACATATAAGAAAAGAGGCGGGACTTATTCATAATGGCTAAACCCCAAGGTGGATTGACTAAGTGGTTTAAAGAGGATTGGCGTGATGTCAAAACTGGAAAAAAATGCGGTCGATCTGGCAAAGAAAAAAAGAAAAGACCATATCCTGCTTGCAGACCTGCCGCCGTTGCTGGTAGAATATCAAAGTCAGAAGCGCGTAAAAAAACAGGATCAGCTAAAGTAAAATGGTCTGTTACAGCTTCAGGGCGTAAACGTAAGTCCATGAGAAAGACAAAGAGAGCGTAATGGCACGAAAATCAGATAAGCAACCACCAAAAACTAAAAAATACTACCGTTCTACAAAATCGGGTGCGGGTATGACTAAGGCAGGTGTTGCTCGTTATCGTAGAGAAAATCCCGGAAGTAAATTAAAAACAGCGGTAACAGGTAAAGTTAAACCAGGAAGTAAAGCAGCTAAAAGACGTAAATCATACTGTGCAAGATCATTAGGTCAATTAAAAAGAAGTTCTGCAAAAACAAGAAATGATCCTAATTCAAGAATACGACAAGCTAGAAGAAGATGGAAATGTTAAGTTACGAGGAGGGTTCGCAGGGGTGCCTGCCTTCCTCACCAAAGTTATGAGTGGTAGTTGTTAAATTTTTAATCTTTTTATAATTAATTTATAAGTTTTGTTATAACTAATCTGCAACTACTACTCACCAAATAAGGAGTTAATATGTTAGGAAATTTAATATCACCTATAGCTAGTTTAGCTGGTACTTGGTTACAAGGTCGTGTTGATAAGGCAAAAGCAGAAACAGAAGTAAAAGTTGCTAAAGCCAAAGCCGAAGCAAAAGTTTATGAGACAGAAGCAACATCTAGTTTTCTTAATGAGCAAGCTCTTACAAACCAAATGGGTGAAAGTTGGAAGGACGAAGCGTGGTCACTTTGGTTTATAGCCGTCCTAACGGCGTGCTTCCTGCCTTGGACCCAAGAATATGTAAAAGAAGGTTTTATATTTTTAGACCAGCACACACCCGATTGGTTCCATCACATGTTGTATATAGTAATAGGGAGCTCATTTGGGTATCGGTTTGGTAAACAAGGGTTACAATTATTTAGTAAGAAGAAACAATGAGCGAAACTTATCATTTTTTAGAACACGTTAATAAAATAATTAACGATAGACGTTCTCATGTGCTTGA